GTAATTCTGATAATTCCCCCCCACACACCCGCGTCCTCTGCCCCTCTCCCCGACTCCCCGCACCACAACAATCCACTACACAAAACAAAACAACGCGCCCACACTGACGCACAAGGAGAAAGCACATGAAATGGAGTTGGCAGCCTGATTTGACGATGAACGATATAAAAGTGATGTCTGTGAGGTCTATGTTGATCTTCACAGGAGGTAACAAGGTTCTCTCTGCGCGATTGCTTGACGTGAGTCCTAGTGTAGTACGCGATTTGGTTGAGAAGGATGGACGGTTATCAGATTACAGAGCTAGCCTCCCAGGCAAGCGTCCCTCGAACAGAGGTAGAGCACGTTATCAGTGGCAAGAGCACGTTAGGGTGATGAGAGAGGAGAGAGAGAAGCGAACGCTTGAGAACAAGTTACGCCTTGAGAGTGAGCGTATTGAGGAGAAGTGGGAGACGATAGCTCAGTGTGTAGACGAGAGTAAGGAGGTAGCAACGAATGATGGAGGAGAGCGAGTTACCGAAGAGTGAGATAAGTGAGGTTGAAAAAGTAGATGAGGCACCTGTTGAGGTTGTGGAAGCTGTGGCGTCTAAGAAGGTTAATCCTGTGGTGCGCATCTGGGAGGCAAAGTTACTAGCAGAAGAGTTACGTTTGCATGACGACGCTGACCCTAACTCTCTCGTTAACCGGACTCCTAAGAGACTGAGCGAAGCGATCAGAGCGTTACCTGCGACGTATGTAGGAGACAGCGAGGATAGGTTATTAAACAAGATGCGAGTGAAGGGGTTAGCACCTACACCTACTGATGAGAGGTTACGGTTATCATTTTGGCGTGAGTATGATGCAGCTATTGATCAGAATAGGATGATGAGTGTGACGAGGGTGTTTGGAGGGATATGTGGTAAGGCGTATTTTTACCATGAGTTTATAAACAGTGAAATGCACATGGCATATTTGGTGTGTAGACCAGCTGATTACGCATCACAGTTAGAGCAGTTACTTCACCGTGGTCTTGGAAGGTTACAAGAGATAATGGAGCTTGACGTGAAGAACCCAAAGAATGCGAATGTGGTGCTCAGTGCGATCAAGTATTTAGATGAGCGAGTGAGAGGAGCAACGGTTCAAAAGAGTATGAGCATAAGTCTTACAAAGGATGCGAGTGTACTTGGAGTTGCGCCAATCACGCACGATTACTCTGATGTGGATTTGAAGGTTAAGGAGCTAGAGAGCAAGCTTGGTGAGACGTGAGTAAGATGAAGGGTCAGAGTGTACAACAGAAGTTACAGTACATTCAGGAGTTAGAGCATAAGATTAAACTGAAGGATGGGTTACCACATTTATATGGTTTCAAGTGGTATCCATGGGCGCTTGATTTCTTCAACGCTATTGAGAAGGATGCGTTTCTAACAGCTGCTAATCAGGTATCAAAAAGCTCTACACAAATAAGACGCGTTATTCACTGGGCAACGGAGCCAAAGATTTGGAAGTATCTTTTCCCAACCAGACGGCCTTACCAGTTTTGGTATTGTATGCCATCTCGAGACATCATTGACATTGAGGTGTTGAAGAAATGGGAGATGGAGTTTTTGCCTCGAGGAGAGTTTAAGGAGCATGAGCAGTATGGATGGAAGATAGAGAAGAGGCAGGGACATATCTTTGCGATTCACTTCAACACACAGGTGAGTATTTATTTTAAGACATACATGCAAGATCCTACGACTCTTCAAGCAGGAACAGCTGATTATATTGCGTTTGATGAAGAGTTACCGATGAATCTGTTTGATGAGCTTAGTTTTAGGCGTGCAGCAACGGATGGATATTTGAGTGGAGTGTTTACTCCAACACTTAGCCAGAAGTTTTGGCATGACGTGATGGAGAAGCGTGGTCCTGGCGAGAAGATGGTACATGCGTTTAAGAGACAAGTGAGCATGTATGATTGTCAGAAGTACACCGATGGCACCGACTCTATATGGACTAATGAGCGTATTCAGCGAGTGATTAATAGTTGTCAGAATGACGACGAGGTACAGAGGCGTGTATTTGGTCGCTTCATTATGAGCAAGAGTTCGCTCAAGTACGCAAGCTTTGATCGAGACTACAATTACAAGAAGCCTACAGGCCCACCGCCAGCTGATTGGCATTTGTATGCAGGTGTTGACGTTGGAGGGGGGGGCAACGGACATCCTGGGGCGATCTCTTTCATCGCTGTGAGGCCTGATTTTAGGTATGGACGCGTGTTTAAGCACTGGAGGGGGAAGGGGGAACTCACTACAGCTGGCGATATTTTAACAAAGTTCAAGGAGATGAAGGGAAATTTGAACTTCACGATGCAGTGTTATGACTGGCACGCAAAAGACTTTCACACTCTCGCATCAAGGAGCGGTGAGAGTTTCACTCCTGCTGACAAGAGTCACGACACAGGTGAGCAGCACTTGAATACGCTATTTAAGAACGGTGCTCTTGCGATTGACGACATCGAGGAGTGTCAACCTATCGGAGATGAGTTTGAGAACTTAAGGAGAGACACTCCAAAAAACAAAGCTGTAGACGACTCCATTGACAGCGTGCGCTACTGCGCGACAAGGATACCATGGGATTGGCCTGGGATTGCTGGCGAGACTAAAGCTGAGAGAGTAGTAAAACAAACAGAAGATGGCCTGACAGAGAGAGAGAGAAACTTTAAACGTAACAAGCATGAGGACTCGGAAGGTGCAGAGTTTCTCATAGAAGACGAGATTGAATCATGGAACGAGTTGATGGATGTATGAGCATGGATGAGAAAAATCTTAACGCTAAAGAGATATGCAGTATCATAAGAACGTGTGCAGAGCATGGGGTTTATCGCTTTACACTTGGCACGATGTTGATTGAGTATGGGAAAAAAGAAGAAGTACCTGCACCGATGACTGATTGCGGTTTAAGCGACATGAAGTGGCAAGGTGATGAAGCAACATCGAGTGCAATGGATGAGATAGAGTCAAATCACAAGGATGAGCTGCTCGCAAGGATGCTGTTAGAGGACCCTGTTGGATATGAGCAGCTTTTAGCTCAAGGTGAGCTAGAGGATGAGGCAATTGTAGATGAAGCTGGCGGACCTGAATAAGCTTTACGTTGAAGCGGACAGTATTGATTCATCTTTATTCTCTGAGATGAGAAGTAACGTGCTTCTCGTTGTAGGTGATCACTACACTAAAAAGGGGTCACGGTTTTGGAAGAGACTCAGGGATGAGAAAAACATCTCAACAGAAACCAAGATCAGAGTCACAAAGAACCACATCCAAAAGATCACAAAGACTTTAATCAACAACATTTCCACATACGCTCCTGGCGTAACAGTCTCTGCTAAAAATGAGCAAGAGCTTCAGGACCAAAAAGCAGCAGAGCTTAACAAGTCTGTTTGGCAGGACTTAAAGCATCGCCACAAGCTTAACAAAAGGTTTCGTGAGCATTTAGAGGATTACGTCAACATCGGTGAGACGTACTGCAAAGTGTTCTTTGATCCATCCGCAGGCGAGATGGTTGGGTTTGAGCAGGTTCCTGCAATTGATCTTGCAACAGGCCAGCCCTTGGTTGATCCAGTCACAGGTGAGCCCGTCATGCAAGATGACGAGAGTAAGCCTGTATTCTCTGGCGACATCATGTTTGAGCGCTATTTTGGGTTCAATGTTTTAAGAGCGCCAGAAGCGTCTAATCTCGATGAGAGCAGATTCATTTGTCTTCGAAAGATGGTCGCTGTTGATGATTTGAAGCGAATGATGAAGTCTATGCCTGATGCTGAAGACAAGATTGATAAGATCAGTCAGGGTGCTGACGAGACTTATCACATCTTTGATGGAGCCTCTTCATCTTTCAAGCAAAGCAGCAAAGACCAAGTGATGCTTCGAGAGTTTTACTTCAAACCGTGTATTGAATACCCCGAGGGGTATTTCTGCATCTCTACAAACTCTGTTAAGTTATGGGATGGCGCACTCCCAGGAGGGGTGTTTCCCATCCTGCACGCTGGTTTCGATTCTGTTCCTACTTCTCCGCGCTACAGATCAATCATCAAGCAATTAAGGCCATATCAAGTAGAGATTAATCGGTGTGCAAGCTCTATTGCGACAACACAATCTACAATAGGCGAGGACAAGCTCTTGATTCAATCAGGGACTAAAGTCGCGCCAGGGGGCCAGCTGCCAGGATTGCGTGCCATTCAATACCAGGGCGCTCCCCCCCAAATTCTAAGTGGACGTTCAGGCGAGCAATACCTTTCTTACATGCAAGCTCAGATTGCTGAGATGTACAGTGTTGCAAACGTTGGAGAGGATTTAGAGAAGCCAGGTGCACAGCTGGACGCATACACTCTACTTCATCAGTCTCTTCGTAATAAGAAGAACTTCTCTTGGCACGCACTTAAGTTTGAACAATTCTTAATTGATGTGTGCGAAGTGTCTCTTAAGATTGCAAAGATTTATTATACCGACGCAAACATTATCCCCGCTGTGAGCAGGAATGAAGTTGTAAACATTGCTGAATTTAAAAACTCAACACCGCTTAACTATCAAGTGATGGTAGAGCCACAGACTGACGATGCTGAGAGTAAGATCGGTAAGATGCTTGCGATCAGTCAGGTGCTTCAGTACGCAGGTAAGAATCTTGATAAAGACGACATTGGTCGCATGATCAGAGCAATGCCATATGGAAATCGCGAAGAGGCGTTCCAAGAGATGACTCTTGATTACGATAACGCTAAAAATGACATCTTAGCTATGGACAGGGGCGAGAATCGTCCAGCTGAGCCAGACGAGAATCATAAGTACATGATCAAGAAATTGATCAATCGTAAGAAGATGCCAGATTTTAAATTCTTAGATCAAAACATTCAGTCGATGTACGCACAAAAGGTTACAGAGCATCAGAAGTTTGAAGCTGAAGAGATTGCAAAGATAGAAAAAGCAAAGATGGGATGGATACCTACAGGAGGAGCGCTTGTTGGCGCAGACTTTTATGTTAACGACACAAACTCTGCTGACGCGAAACCAAAGCGTGCGAAGATTCCATATGAAGCTCTACAGTGGTTGATGAAGAAGCTTGAGGACCAAGGCATTACTCAAAGCGGCTTGGAGGGGTTACAACAAACTGCGATTGCTGGAATTGCAGGGATGACTGAACAATACCAGCCCGATGTGATTGGAGCAAATCAAGTGCCTCCATCGCTTCAGGATATACAGGCCGCTATGCCAGTGGCGTGAAAGATATAAGATGAGCGAAGTTCAAGGATTTGAGAACGACACGATTGAAACAACAGAAGTAGGCTCTACCACTGAGCCTAACGCAGGGGCCGGAGTTGAAACCGACTCTACTAATAGTAGCGCCCCTGCGCCCGTTACTGACACTCCCGCCGATGTAGCTGATGCCGTAGCATACGCTGCAAGCTACAAGTACAAGGTAGATGGCGCAGAAAAAGAGTTTGATGATTTCATCAGACCTGTCATCAAAGACGCTGACACCGAGAAAAAGATTAGAGAGATGTATGAGAAGGCACATGGCCTTGATCGCATCAAACAAAGTTACGATAAGGCTAAGACTGGTTTCAACGAGTACAAAGGTAAGTACGACAATGTTACAAAGTCCATTGGCCAGTTAGAGGGATACCTTAAGGGCGGAGATTTAGATAATTTCTTTGGCTCAATTGGGTTAAACCATGAGACACTTTTTAAGTATGTTAAAAGTAAGTTAGATGAACAAGAGCTTCCTCAAGAGCATCGCCAAGCACTCGAGGAACGATCACAGTTAAAACGACAACAACAGTTAATGCATGAACAATTTGAACAATCACAAGCCATGATTGAACAGATGAATGTTAAGCAGAGAACTTTTGAATTAGACCAAGCACTTGGTCAAAACAGTGACGTTGTATCTCAGATTGATTCCAAACTTAAATCGTTACCTACGCCAAGTTCGATTAAGAATGAAGTCATTCAGTACGGCCTCTCTCAATTCCATCTCACTGGACAGGACATTCCAGTTGAGGATGCCTTAAATGCAGTCCTTGCGAAGTATCGACCTTTCTTAAGTCAACAAGCCCCATCACAGGCTTTGACTCCAGTTCAGGCGATCACGCAACAAAGGGGAAAGACGCAAACGATCCCTAATGTACACGGTAAATCTACTTCTCCCATGGAGAAGACAATAACTTCAATTGATGATCTGAACAGAATCTTTAACGAGAAGTTTGGATCATAACAAACAAAGGATGAATCATGGCAACTACTGCTAATTTTAATGCAATGCTGAAAAGGTATATGCCTTTTGAGCTTTTGGTCGAAGAAATGAAGAAGCGCAATTACTTCTGGAACAAAGTTAACAGGAAAAAAGGCTGGAAGGGCGGAACTATGGAGGTTCCATTTGAAGGCGGAGAAGCTTCGAGCTTGAACTTTGGCGCACTGACTTCTGAGTCAGACATCGCTGAAGGCGAGTATGTGATGGGTCTTATCACTGCTCAACCCGAACTATGGGGAACCATGGTTTTCAACCAAAAGGACTTGGATCGTCACGGTGACATGGAAGCTTCATACCTTTCGCTCTTACCTGGCAAGATCAATCAGTTCATCGGACGTATGACTGAGCGAGTAAGTTTGTCACTCCTTGGAGACGGCTCTATTGCTGTCGCAACGATTGATGGAACTGTGGGCGGCGTTTTGGGTGTTGATCACCCTGAGCGTTTCTCTCGTGGTGAGAAAGTTGTTGTCGATGACGGCAATAGTGCTCCTATCACTGGATATGTAAGCGAGATCAGCATTAACACCCCAAAGACAATCACTCTTGTGACTGCTCGTGGCGGTGCTACACCTGTCGATCTTTCTCCATACACCGTTGCCCAAGCTGCAAAGGTATATCTCCCAGATGCACAGACTTCTGGTTTCACATCGTTGAAATCTCAGCTTTTGAGTGCTGCAAATGGTGGGTCTGCGTCGCTTTTTGGTCAAACAAAAGCAACGTACCAGTACTTGCAAGCTCTTAACCACGACGGCTCTGGTATCAGTGCTACGAACGTACTCAGCAAAATGTACGATTTCTACTACGATACTGTGTCTCTTGGAAAGGGTAACCCAACTGAGATCATTTGCTCGTTTAAGCATTTCAAGAATGCTGCAAAGGATCTTGAGACCAACAGACGTTTCACTGTCAATGACAAGAAGTCTGGTTATGGTTTCAGAAGCTTGATGCTCTCTGGATCTGAAGGTGACATGACAATTACTGCTGTGCGCGACATGGCAGATGATTTCATGGGCATCATGGACTGGAGTGCTCTTGATTTCCACGGCGACAAGTTTTTTGATCGCCAAAAGAACCCAGATGGAGACGAGTTCTACACCATTAGAACGACTTCAGGCTACAAGCACATCATTGACACCAAATTCTATGGTGACCTCGTTGTTGCAAAGC